ACTGATGTAGCCATAGTAGTAATAGCACCACCCATACCAGAATGAATAGAACAATAATAATATAAAGTAGGTGCACCTGATGCTACAGTTATAGTAGTTGTATAAGCTGAATCGTCTTTAACTACACCAGTAGTGTATTCACTACCTCCTCCATGAGTGCCGTCTGAAGTTGTTGAGAATCTAAATGGGTGACCAGTTGCAGAAGACCAGTTAAATACATAAGTGCTACCTTCTTTTAGTAACATTGTAGATTGTTGTACTCCGTCTATAAAATATTTATTTGCACCTCCAACACTTTGAACTGTAACTGTATAGTTTGCACTTTGACCTATGCTATAGTCTACTAAAAGTTCTTGCTGGTCGTAAACTAAGTACATAATACCTTCAACACCTGTAACTGCAGCTTCTCTATTAAATTCTATAGCTACTTTACCGACATTGCCTTTAGCCCTCATACCTATAGTAGGTGGAGCATCATAATCATTAGCCATCATGCTGTTTTTAGGAGCAAACCAATTAAAGCCTATAAATATAGATATATTTTCAGGATCGTTATCTGGGCGAGGTTGAAATAAAGTTTGAGCATCTATTATATTTTTAGGTGGACTAAGTTGAGGATGTTTAGGTTCATACTCTCCTGGTTCAACTCGTAGTTTATTCCACTCTGTTTTTAAGTTCCTATAAGGTACTCTAAAACCACTACGATCTGATGTTGCATAAGATCTTTTACCTTTTGCATATCTGGCCATGTCAATATAAATTTAGACCAGAAGGTCTAACCCTCAGAGTTACACTCGCACCTTCTTCGTCTGAAGCAAATTTAAAAGCTCTCTCATAAAGAACATATAACCCTTCAGCTCTTTCAGGTGCAAATTTAGTTGCTAGTTTTGCTGCTAAGCCTGCACACATTGCGTCTGTCCATCTATAGGGAACGTCAGTATCTTGATAAGATGCTGTTATGTCTTCAACTTGATACACACCATAATATCTAATTGTATCGTCAGCACTATCAGGCACTGGCCATACATTTATTGTTGGAGTATATTGGCGGTCTAACATAAATTGTGATGATTTACCTGATGTGGTCTTTTCTGGTAATTGATTATACTCGGATATTGATATTCTTTGCATAGGTTGGTCATTACTATTATTTCTATAAACCATATCTATTACATCTACTATGCCTGAAGTTAAACTATAATTAGCAGTGCCTGCAGTTAAAGTTATGGTATTGTACTGAACAGTCCAATAGTTATAACCTCTATTAGACCATTCAGTAAAAAGTAAATTTAAACTTCTTCTGGCACTGGTAGCTTTTTGACCTGTTTGAGTTTGTGGGTCTATACCACATCGCTCAAAAGACTCTGCTATAACTTCTTCTATATTAGGTCTGTATGCTACTGTTCCTGAAGTTGCCATTAATATTTCTTCTTCAATCTCATTACAATTTGATATGAATCACCAGCAGCACCTAACCCAGTAGTAGTAAATTTTATATCACCTGTTGGGTTTGTACCTAAAGTTTTAGTATTAGGTAAACCTCCTACAGATCTAAAATCTACATAACCTGATTGGTTTTCTGTAAGGTGAAGCATTATAACATTAGTATCTGCTGCTGCTAATACTTGTACAGTCATAGTTGATATAACCCAAGTACACTCTAATATCTTAACCCCAGTACAAGCATCTCCATTAGAGTTAACTTGTAAACCTGATACATCTACTTTTAATTCTGCTGATTCGTCTCCTGTATCAACATATTGAAGTTGAAAAGCATAAACAACCTCATTTACACTTTCAGAAAGTTTAGTGGTTGTTACTATATTAGCCATTTAAAACTCCTATTAAGTTGTTGGCGAATCAGAAGATATACCAAAAAATTTAAGTGCTACCACTCCACCAGCACCAGCTGTGCCAGAAACTACAAGTTGAACCTCGTCAGGTGTTGCAGTAGAAGCAGTTGTTGTACCACCACTCATACCTAAAACTCCATTACAAGGGAAGAAACCTTTAAAGCCTGTGCTATTTATTGCTGCTGTTATACCATCAACAAAACCATCATCATCATCTTCTGTTCCTATATCAACTACATTAACTGCATTAGCTGCAGCACTCGTTACAGTTATCGCTACACCCATAGGTATAAAATTTGCTGGTATGCCTATAGAAGTTTCTTTGTGGTCAGTACCAGTAGCAGCAACAGTTATTGAAGTGCTGTAAGTTGATAAAGTCATATCACTGGTAACTACACCAGTAGTAGAATTTTTTATAATAGTTTTAAATCCATTCTCCGAACGAACTGGACCATTAAAAGTTGTATTAGCCATATTGACCTCCTCAAAAAGGGTTTACTATAAGGTCTTTTGAGAGTCTGCTGGGACAGTCCTTATAGCTTAAAATTCCCAGAATAATTATTTATACCTTATAAACCAGTTATTGGAAAGCCTTGTTCAATAATCTGCTCTTTTATAACATCAGGTAGTTCAACTACAAATTTAGCATTTTGGTCTAAACCTATAATACCTAATTGTGTTAACTCTTCTTTTTTAGCTTTAGATAGATTATCGATAACTTCTTTTTCTGCTTTACGTGAAGCTTGTATTAAAGATATATTGAATAGGTCTTCAAGATTATTAACATCTGTTCTTTCAGTTAATTCTTCTACTGTGCCATCATCACGTGATAAAGCACGTAAAGCAGCATCATAATTTTCTCTTGTTTGTTCAGTTATATCGCTAAATATTTCAGAAGCTAACCTAACAGATTTAGATTCTGTATTTTTAGCCATAAGTTCAAAGCCTTCTACTGCACCATCCCAATCTATTATATTTAACATGTCTGACTTAAATATAAAATCTTTTGGGTCATTAAAAACTTCTGCATTAAATCTTGACTCAGCTTGAGCAAAGTCGTCTGGTTCTGTTGCTACATTGTCTGCATAATCTTTTCTTAGATTCCTAATCCTATCAGTTTGCTTTCTTGTGGCATCAAATAATATAGTTTCATAAGGGCTAGTTTCTAAAGTACGCATTGGTCCTTGTAAAGTTCCTGAAGTTGCGTCAGTAAGATCTGCTAAATTTTCTAAGTTGTTTCTTTCATCTTTAAATATTTCTACGAGATTATTATTGTCTAAGTCTACTTTACCATCTAGCCTAAAAGGTATATTGTACTTTTTACTAAGTTTAGTTAGAACTTGACCTATTTTACCTTTGTAGCCTTTTTTACTATCAGGCACTAAACTATAGATAGTATTTAAAAATTGTTTATTTTGCCCTCTGTTTGACCAATATCTTACAGGCTCCTCTCCTGGAAGAATAAATCTAGGCTGGTCTTCATTTGCAGCCTTCTCAAGGTGCTTTTTTATTTCAAACTCAACATAATCTAAATTTTTCATTAAAGGAGTTTGAGCTGGTACACTACCTTGATTTATAGGATTAGCTTTTGATAGAGTATCAAAGTCTTTTACACCTTGTTCCATCTTTATAAATGCATCGTATACTTCATCTTGGGGTGCATTAAAGCCTAAAGTATTGTAATCATCTCTGTTATAAGTAGGATATAAGTCATTAACTTTTTTCTGTAAAGCATTATAAACAGAACTATATAAAGATCTAGGAGAAGTTGTATAACCTCTAGCTGTCATGTCTAACATCTCTAAAACATTTGCTCCGTTAGGCTCTCCTGAGTCTAAGCTATTGACTATTCTATCTTTCATGTTTTTCCTAGTAAGATCTATAAATTCATCTTTTTCATATTTATTTTTAAATAATTTATCAGTAGATAAGTCGTAAAGCTTACCTAAATATTCGTCTGTATAGAGACTATCAACTTCTTGTAATGCACCTTTATACCTATCAAATATCGCAGCAGCATAGCTGTCTACTGCATTACCACCACCTACAGCATCACCAGCACCATACTTTTTTATTATTTCATCTCTTTTACTAGGTAAAAATATTGCATCTAAATTTGGTAGATTTAAATTTCCACCAGCAGGAATTAAATCTAAATGTTTATTTTTCTCACGACCACGCATATCTTTATAAGATTGTTTAAGTTCTTGATACATATTATTTTTAGGACTACCGAATATACCGAACTTATGTGCATCTGAAGCCATGTCGCTTTGTATCTCTGTAATTTCATAAGCATTATTATCTTTTCTAATTAGTGAGTGGCTTATGATACCTTGCTCACCACCATGATGAACTCCTGCGTCTCTAGTTAGATAGTTAGCTATTTCTAATAAATCTCTAGGTACGTTACCATCTTTAGGTAATTCTATTTTAGTAGTTTCCATATTACCTAGTCTATTAAAATAAGCAGGACTAGTTTTTTCAGATATAAAAGATGTATAATATTGGTCTTCTAAAATCTTTACCATCTCATCTCTGGTTAATAATTTATCGTCCAACTTATTATTTTTAATAAGTCTCATCATATTTTCAACTTCGCTAGTTTTTATAGGTATTTCCATATTGTTAACTTTAAGAGTAGAACCACCTTTTAACATACCACCCATCCAGTTCTCAGGTTTTTGTTTAACCTCTTCTCCTCTAGCTTTACTAGGTGCACCTTTTATTTTTTCTACTACAGCACTAAATAATCCAGGAGAGCCAACTATCTTAACTGCTTCAGCATCAAAAGGCATAAACGCAGAACCAGCAGCAATAAGTTTTTGATATTTAGGAGACATAGATCTTGATAAAAATCCTGCCATACCAGTTTGTAATGGGTCTCTTGTAAGTGCACCCTCAACTAAATCTACACCTATAGCTATAGGTTCAGTAAATTTAGAAAAGTATAGTGGTAAGGTTTTTAAGCCATATAAAAGACTTCTTCTATCTTCTTCTTGTTTAGGTGCTTCTAGTATTGTTTCTGGTGTATATTTATATTTAGGAACTTTAATCCTTAAATCAGGACTACCTAATACTCCATAATTAGGATTTATTGTAAATTCATATGCTGGTCTTTCAGGTCTAGGGTAACTTGGTCCTCTAGCCCTACCATATTTTTGTGTTGTTTCTATAGGCATGCCAGAACTTTTCCATGTCTCATAAGACTCCATAGGGTTTTCTGAATTAGGAAAAAGGTTTCTAGCTATTTGTATTTCAGCTGCAGACGGAAGAGCTCCGTCTTTTTTATTTAGGTTTAATTCCATTTGAAGTTAGGGGAGTATGTAACTCCCCTACCTTTATTGTGAATATATTAAGCAGCACCTTCAGTACCGAATATTCCTCTCCAGTCAGTAAAACCGAAACTGTATCTTTCTCTAACTTTGTAGCGAACATTACCAGTTTCAAACTCACCTTCAATACCTTTTTTCAAGGCAGTTCTTTGGAACATTTTAAGTCCGTCAGGTACGTCTGTCTTAATAAAGAAACCATCACTATCAGACAATCTTCTCATTACATGAAACCCTTGTGGTAAATAATTACCAGAGTTAATTGCATTAAGATCGTTGTCTGCTGTGCCAGTTCTTAAAGTAGACTCAAGTAATCTTTGAGCAGTAAAAATGTAAGCAGTAGGAATAATTAACATTGTTCCTTGTGCTGCGATTCTTAGTCCTCTGTCATCTTTCATATCAGCTATGTTAATTAACATAGTCTCAAGAGATGTCTCACTTAAATCTGCTGCGGTTGCTAGTGTGTTACTTTGGTTACCAGCTCTAGTTGGATGACTAGTGCTTAGTAAAGCAACACCATCTCCACCAGCAAATGCTCCTGCTGATGTGGCATTATTTAAAATATTTGCAGCTTTGATTTCTTTAGTTGAAGCCATTGACCTAGCTAAAGCCTTAGTATACCTACCAGCGATGGAACCATATTGGCCATCTTCTTCTGCTTCTTCAGTGATACTAAAAGCTAATGCAATAGTTTCGTGTTGATATCTAGCTGTAAATCCTTGACTCGCTGAGTCATAACTTACAGGTGCGCCTTCACCTTTTACAGGTGCATTACCGAATCCCTCAAGCAATACATCCTCTTCAAATGCCCTGTTAGAAGTATTTGATTCAAATACTTTTTGATACTCCTCAGGGTATCTTGCATACTCTAGCCCGAATAAGGTATTCAATCCTGGCTCTAGCATTTTAGCAAATTGTGCTCTATTCATTGCCATAATTTAATCTCCTATATTCCTGCTGTCTGTTTAAGAATGTGCTCATTTAATAGAACTTCCATAACTGCGTTTGCCCCAAAAGCATTCTCTGGGGATTCATAAATTGCAATTAATTTACATAGTGCTGCGGAACCACCCATACTTGATGCTAGTTGAAAAGCTGATTGTCCAGTAGTTGTTGAACCAGTTCCAACAGTTACATCTGCACAGGAACCGATATCGGTCTGTGCTGGTGAGCCGTCTGATTGAACTTTAAACACAATGTAAGGATCGTCATATACATAAGCTATAATATTTGTACCAGTTGTGCCTGATGGCCAGTACTCACTAAACTTATAAGAACCATCTGAAGCTGTATAAGACACTCCAGCAAATACACCTATTGTTTGTGCTGCTTCACCTGCGCCATTACTAGGAGTAATAACACCATCAGCAGTTAGAATAACTAAATCACCATTAAAGATGTTTTCAGCTAATCCACTAGTAATAGTATATTTGTTTGTTCTTATAGGAGAACCAGACATATGCCTAGATGGTACAAAACCAAATGGTGAATCTACGTTTGCCATATTTACCTCTCTATAAAAAAATTAAAAATTGTTAATCGTCCATGACTGATATGTCTCTGCCACGACTAACACTACTTTTTCTTGTCTCCTGAATCGGAATACCACCAGCTCTTTCTGCAGTTCGTAAATCACTGCTTACAGACATGTTTTGTTCTATATCTTTTTCTTTGTAATAAGCCTTCATTTGACTGAATTTTTCTTCTGGCATTTCACAAAGTATCATGCCTTCAACACCGATACAACCTGCCCACTGACCATGATTCAAAGTAGGCACTGCAAAAGTTCCCACTGTGTCTGATGGTCTTGGTTCCCAACCTGCTCTTTTTCTTTTATAAACATTGTCGGGAGTTTCCTTCCCCAGAATCGAGGTAGCTATCCACCTTTGCACCATTCCTGGTCGTGCTGGAGGAGCGTCCAGTAATGATGGTGGTTTCCAGCTTGTATTGTCACGAGCATTTTGCTCACGAGAATTAGATTGAGTTTCTTGAGCTCTTACGTTTCTTTTTTCTACCATTAGGTTCTCTCCTGTTTTTTAAGTTCTTCTGCATAAGCTTTAATTTGGTCAGGTGTTGTTAAACCTATTTCTCTAGCCATGCGTAATTGCTCCTTTGTCATCTTAACTCTATTGCCTGTTTTCGTTGACCCACCTGCAGATGGTGCGACTACTGTTTGACTGCTTTTTGGTCTCGTTTTAACTTGCATATCTGGTTTTGATATTAACTCGGGAAATATTTTTTGTAAACGATTATTTAAAGTTTCATAATATTGGTCAGATTCTTTATCATAACCTTCTAAATCTAATTGAACATCTATAGACCTAGCAGCAGCAGTTTCTCTCTCATATCCAGAAGAGTTAAACCACTGATTCTTACCCCACCAGTCCATAGCCTTTTTTGGGGCTTGTGGTTGGGCAGCACGACCTACAGTAGGTGATTGAGTTTTTTGTTGAACAGTTTGTTGTCTTTGAAGTTCTGATACTTTCATTGCTGCACGGATATCAGCTAATTGTTCTGCATAGTCAACTTGCTTAGCTGTGTCACCTTCTTCTATAGCTTTTTGCATCTCTTGCTTTACAGAAACATATCTATCTTCAAACTGCTTTTGAGCCTTTACTGTTTCACCTTGTTCGAGTCTTTCTAATCTTTGTTTTAATGCAGTGAGCTCTTGGTCTTTTTCTTCAGCTTTAGCATCAGACTCTTTACGTTGTTGTACTAATTTATTTATTCTACGTTGAACCCTTTGAGAGTATTCTTCGTCGTCTTCTGTTGGAGTTGCTTCTTGTTTTGTTGGTTGGGGTTCTTCTACTATCTCTGGTTCTTCAGTTTTAGTTTCTTCTATTTCTACTTCAAGTTCTTCTTGTTCTTTTTCATTTTCCATGGTCATGAGCCAAGTCCTTTCATTAAGTTATGGTAAATAATTTTGTATGTTACATCCTTTAGGTATAACAGAAGTAATCTCATCATCATTTAAAAGTAATAATTTTACTCTTTCTATGATAAGCTTTTGTCCTGCATATTTCCCAAAGGTAACATGGTCGCCACATCTAGCCCAATTACCACCTTCCCATGGTTTGCCTGATGCTCTCTCGCACCATGCTAGAGGACCAACAGCTAGTATAATACCATGGGCTGTTAAATACTCTTCATTGTCTTGAGATTGTGATGGTAAATAAATGCCACCTGTAGTTTTCTTTTTTGGGGCTTGTGGTTGAATTAAAACTCGCCATCCTGTAGGTTCTGGTAAGTTTTTAGGAACGTTTGTTTCTGGGTCGTTGTCCCAGTTTGCTGCATGGAGATGAGCCATGTTTATTCATCCTCTCTGTCTAATTGTTTATAAACTCTATCGATTTCAATGATGGCTTGTTTTAAGCCTTCAGCAATACCGACAGTCTTTTGATATTGAGCAAAATCACTTATCCTGCCCTCTATCATCTCGTTCGCTAGATTTTGTCTCTGGCTTTCTAACGTCTTCTTTATCTTCTCCAGTAGGTCTGTTATTGTCAAGTTGCACCTCGCTTTTTGAAGAAACTCCAGTTACATTAATTGTTACATCATTTTGCATTTTTCTTTTTTCTCCTTTTCTTCTTCTTCTTTTTGTTAGGTTTTAAAAGTTTGCTAAACTTTGCTCTAATTAATGTCATTTATTATAACCACAATTATTTAAAAGTAAAATTACCATTGGTCAGTTAACATCATTTTACTTAGCCTTTCAGCTCTTGATTTGACTTGCTTTGACCAGGAAGAGTCTAACATCTCTTTAGAAGCTTTTTCCCAGTTATGGTCTTTTATTGCTCCGAAGAAGTTCGGCCATTTATTAGGATTGAATCTAGTTCTGCCCATGTTGAAGAGCATGTCTATAATGACAGCTTGTCTTACTTCACTTAGCCCATTAAAAAATACCCAGTCTTTAGCTTCTCCTATTACTCTGTTAATATCGTTAACTAGGATAAAATTTATTTCTTCTATACTTAAACCTAGTCCATCACTAGCTACATTCCTACCAACACCAATAGTAGGATGACCAACTAACGTATCACCAGCTTTAATCTCCTTACCATTAGCATCATCATACACTCTATACTTAACACCTTCATGTAAAGATATTAATTCTATTAATTTACTTTTAAGATCTGCCACCTTTTACTCTCCCTTTAACGTGCTTTTGACTTTTTGGTGGATTCTTTTTAGAACCCTTTTCACCAGACCAAAAAACTTTGTTCGCCCAGAATGCAGCACTTGTTTTACCTTTTTTAATATTTTTAGCATGCCGTTGTTTAAAGTTTTTACGAGCTTCATCACTATAGTTGTGACCCATTTTTTGGTCGCCAAAGCGAATAATTTTAATTTTTTCACCATCTTTGATTGCCACTATACCTTTCTTTGTTGGGTGGTTTGGGGTTCGTTTAGGTTTATTTAACCCTTTTAAACCATACTTTTTAAGTTTAGATTCTTTATCACTCACTCTTCTTCCCACTACCACAGTATAAACCGAACCATGCAGCACCAGCACCTACTACAACACTAACAAAAGCAGATTGTGCATTGGTTGGGTCTTGAAGTTGCATAAACCACTCTATAACTCTATAAAAAGCTAACCCATATAAAGTTATTAATAGTCTTGGCCATATGCGCCATTTATCTAAGTTTTCTGGTGTCATGCTATATTTATACTGTTAAAATGTAAATTAAGCAATAATTATTTACTATCATCTATTATCCAATTATCTTTTTCCATTTGATAATCTAGATATAATTGAGTGTCTGCATAACCTCTACCTTCACTCATACAGATAAGAAAATATTTAGGCTCATATAACTTACAAGAAGTTTCATTACCTTCTACAGGATGGGCTAATACAAACTTTATAGTTATACCTATAGCTACTGCTACAAATAATATTACTGCTATACCTATCATGACCATTCTTATCATATCGTACATTTCCTTTTGTTTTTTTAACTTCTTGGCTTTAGCTTCTTTGACTGCTTGTTTGTGTTTATCTATTCTTCTTTTTCTTTCTTCTAATATAAAAGACCAAGTGCCATGACCAAACCTGTGGTCAATTAATTGTTTCATTTCATATAATTGTTCTTGTGCTAACTTAGCATCTATAATTTCTTTAGCCACATTTTCAGTAGCAAAATGGTCTAGGTTTTTTGAGTCTCTATCTTTTATTACTTGTTGTTGACCATTAAGTGCTTTATCTACATGGCCAATAATATCACCAATATCTTGAGCTGTGCCTATATTTGTTTTTATAAAATCTACTGACTTTTTTACTAAGGCTATACCTGTTAAGACTGCTGTTACTGGTTCAACCATTTTGCTTTTCTATCACTCTATCAAGTTTCTCTTCGATTCTTTGCATGTGGTTTACTAATTGTTTTATATCACCACTTAAATCTTGTTTTTGTTGATAGAGATCTTGCTTATTTGCATATTCCTCTCTAGTTTTATTTAGTAATATTTGCAGTCTTTTAATTTCCGAGAACATTTTATTAAATGCCCAACCTATAGGTAGTACAACTATGCTCAGGATTATATTCCAGAACATCATCGGATCTATAGTCATCAAACTGTTCCTGCTGTTTGAGACTGTGCTAATACTTTTAAGGTTTGTGTAAAAGATTTATCAAGTTCTTTTGAAGCCATTGCAAATAACCTCGGAGGGATATCAGTGGCTTTAAATCCTTTACGTTCTAAAAATTTTTTTGCAGCTCTAATTTCTGCTGCTGCCACCTTTTTTATTTTTGCTTTTGCCATTTTTATGTACCTTTTGTATCTCGAAAGATGCTTTTTTAACTGCTCCTGTGTGGGGTGTATAATCACCCTTCATTAATTTAAAACCTTTACCTGCTTTCATCCAATGAAAACCTTTGGGTGGTTCAACTGTCTTTTTTACCATTTAACTTTTCCTCAAAACAATTTTTACAATAATACTTAAATTTCTCATAATGCATAGCTTTATTTGAACAGAAGGAACAAGTTTTGTGCTGTATTAGTTTTTTCCAGTGTGTGCTTGTACCATTTTTCTGGATTACTTTTTTAGCCTTTGGCACCTTTCTTTTTCCTTTTAGAAGCCATGATTGCTCTGCCTTGCTTTTCTGCTAAAGCTTTAGTAGGGTAGATTTTACCTTTACTACCCCACCTATAGCCACCTTTGACTTTTCTGACTGGCATTAACTATAAGAAGAAGTTTTCTTCTTTTTCTTTTTGCCCTTCATTTTTCTAAGCTTTGCCATTTTATCTTTCATAGTCATTTTCTTTTTCATTTTCTTTTTTCCGTGGTCCATCATTTACCTCCTTTTTTTGTTGATGATGTTTTCTTTTTCTTACCTTTGTTCTTTCTACGATAAGCTTGTATTTGTTCCCACTGCTTTTTATCAACTTGTCTAGCTTTACCACCTGTCAATACAGAGTTAACTCTAGCCATAGCCCAAGCTGAAGGTGAGACTCCTGGACGACGACCACCACTAGCAGCAGCACCTAACCCTTTATTATAAATAGTAGTTAGAGCACCTAGTGGTGCGTTGGCTTTTTCTGCTTTATTTTTTAGAGCCTTTTTTTGTTTTGCGTTTATTGCCATACATTTTCCTAAATTTTTTAGTGTATATAGATTCTTTTGTTTTCCTTTTTTTACCAGAAGGTGTTTTATCTCCTGGAAGATCTCCTAGAACTTTACCTGATTTACGCATTTTTTCAAGGGCTAATAATCTCTTCTTGCGTTGTTCACCACTTAACCCAGCCACATACTTAGCTGGTACCATGTAACCTCCTGGAGTTTTTACTTTTTTTACTTTAGGTAGTTTAGCCACTATTTATCTCCTTTGAGTTGATTTAAAAATTGCTCTGAATCTACTTTAGCTGTTTTACCTAATTCATTATCTTTATAGGTATAAGGCGAGTCGCTATGAACAAATTTAACTCCCTCTTCTATATCTCCTGCTTCTCCTGCATAGTTACCTATTGAACCTACATAAGACACATCTTCTCCGTCAGCTAAAATTTCCTCTTCATAGCTATAGTCTGTTTGACCTTTTTTGTGTAAGTTAGGTATGGCTTTTATATCTTTCTTTTTAACTGCGTATACATCAACTCTTTGTCCTGTGTTATAAATATTAGGTTTATCAACAGGACTCATAGAAAAAGAAAGTGGTCCTCTGGCTAATTTGCCTTGTCGGAATAAATAGATAGTATCTCCTAAGCCTTTATCATCTAAATACTCTTGCGCAGTATTTTTAAAATAATCTACAACATCACTGTGGTCAGGCAATTCTTCTGCATAAATATTTACATTTTCTAATAATTCTTGCTTATTGCGACCTAACTCATCTGCAGCAATATCTTCTTCGCTATAATAATCTTTAAATCTTGCATATCTTTCATTATTTCTATAACCCATTAACTTACCATCTTTATTTCTAAAAATGTCTGTATAATAATCGTTATAAAATATCTCATCATTATCATCTATAATACCTTTAATAGTATCTGCAGTACCACCCATAGGGCTAGTACCATCAAACATTAAACCATTAGCAAACTCATCAAGTAAAGGGTCTCCTGTTTCAATTGTTCCTGTTGATTTAGTTAGACCTTCACGAGTTTTAGTTGGGCTAGTAGGTCTACCAGCTTGACCCATTTCAGTAGCTGTAGTTTTACCAGACTTACCAGGACTATAAGGAATATCTTTTAGTGCACCTAAGTTTACTAAATCGCCTATGTTTACAAAAGGCAATGCACCCAACTCAGCTTCACTAGGCTCTCTACCATATATTTCTTTAAATAGGTCTTTGTCTCTGAGTGCTGCTCTTTCAAGATCTTTTTTATTAGGTATATTTAGTGCACCTGAAGGTGGGGTAGTTTTTGGGGTTTGCTTTAATAAACCTTTTAAAAGGTTTAAAACTCCTGTAACTTTATCAGCCATCTACATCTTTTGGGTCAACTATAGTTTCACCCATAGGTTCTATAGGACCAGGAGCTCCTTCTATACCTGAAGTTTGCTCCATAAAATCATCAATATTATCATAAACCTCATCACCAACAACAAACCTACCATCAGGACGATGATATCCTTTTTCTGACTTAGATTTTTCTATAGCTTTAAGATCTAAATTTGGTTTACCTAATTCACCACCATCTACTTTTTTAAGCATGTTATTTAATATTTTAACATTCTCTGGGTCGTACTCAAAACCTCCAAGTAGAAATCTATCATTTAACAACTTTAACATTTGCTCGTTAGAT